GTTGTCCCGGACCATGACTACGAGCCCCACATCGGCATCGACCACGGTCACCGGCCCGGGAAGCAGGTTGCTTACCTCGTCGGCGTGTACCGCCGCGCCGATGGGCCGGGGGTGGTTGTGCTCGACGAATACTGCGACGACGTCGGCACCGCCTCGCCACAGCAGGACGCGCGGGGCGTGCTCGCGATGCTGGCGCGCCAGGGCTGGTCATGGCGCCGCGACCTCAAGAGCGCGCACGGCGACCGCGTTCACATGCCAGGCAAGGAGGGTAAGAAGTCGAACCGCGACCTCCAGGCGCACATCGCGCGCGAGCTCGGGGTTGCCCCGGACGCGCTGTATCCGGGCATCGCCACCGCCAAGCACGGCGAGGGGCGCGGGTCGGGCTCGGTGGAGGTCGGCGAGAAGTGGCTGTTTCACCTCATGAACCGTCCTGGCGCGTTTGCCGTCCATCAACGGTGCAGGCGGCTAATCGAGGCGCTGGACAAGTACACCATGGCCGATGACGAGTACAAGGACCCCATTGACGCGCTACGCTACGCCCTTGCGCCGTACATCTTCGCGAGGGTACAACGCACCCAACCCGCTACGCTGGTGGTCCGGTGATTGACTCGACGACGACTCCCCCGCCGCTGCCCGATGTCCCACTTTGGTCGACGGACGACGCGCAGCGGGTCGACCACACCCGCCTCCGGCGACGGATGCTGTACGGACGCTGGGAGCGCGACCTCGAGCGCCAGGTCGAGCTTGAGGTGGGCGACATCCGGCGCAAGGCCTGGGGGCGCCCGGACATCAGCGCAAACCCGTTTCGGGCGTCGTGCTCGTCGCTTGCGACGCTGTACGATGCGGCGGGCGAGTTCTCCGACGCCGCCATCAACACCGCGATGGAAAGCGCCGGATTCTGGCAACTGATGCAGCGGGTTCAGCGAGACTGCATCGGCATGCGCGAGATGGTGGTGGTGCCGCACGTTGACGAAGCCGGTGCGCTGCTGCTCCGCTCGGTCAGCCCCGACCTCGTCTGGGCGACCGGCTCGCCGATGGAGCCCGACGAGCCTTACGACCTGGTCGAGGCGGTCAGCCGCAACGGGAAGTGGATGTTCGAGCGGTACACCGTCTCTGACGGCGTCGGCGTGTGGCGCGTGTACGACGCAGCGCGCGAGCTCGTTTCCGAGACGTCCGGCGATGCGTACCCGTGGAGGTATGCGGACGGAACGCCGTTTGTTCCGCACGTTGTCTACCACGCGGCGCGAACCTGCGAGATGTGGGACCCGTTTGAGGGCGTCGAGCTTGTCGAGGGGACGCTCAGGCTCGGCGTGTTGTACACGTTCTACGGCCATTGCGTGAAGAACGCGAGCTGGCCGCAACGGTACATCCTGAACGCTCGACCCTCCGGCGCGGCGTCGGCGCTCGACGGGACGCTGAACCCGTCGCAGCAGGCGGCCATTGTCACCGACCCGTCTACCGCACTGAGCCTTGAGGGCATCGAGGATGCCGGGCAGCCGATGATCGGGCAGTGGCAGGCGGCGTCGGACCCCGACAAGATGCTTGAGAGCATCCTGGCGTATGAGCGCCGCATCTACGCCATGGCCGGGCTGTCCCCCGCGGACGCTCAACGCGTGGCGGGCGACCCCAGGTCGGGGTTCGCGCTGGCCATCAACCAGGAAAACAAGCGGGCCGACCAGCAACGCTACGCGCCCAACTTCCGGCGCGGGGACGAGGCGCTCGCCGCCCGGGTCGGTGCGCTCCTCGGACTGCCAGCCCCGACGGAGCCGTACCGCGTCCGCTACGCGTTCGAGGCGGCGCCGGTCGCTGTCCCGCAGTCGCCCGAGGCACAAGCCAACCAACCCCAGGAGAACGCACCATGAACGATGAAGAAGAGGACGACCTCGGCGGCGCCGAGTCGCCCAAGACCATCCCGTATGAGCGGTTCCAGCGCGTTAATGCGGAGCGGCGAGACCTCAAGAAGCAACTGGGCGAGCTGGAGGCGCTCAAGGCGCAGGCCGGGCGCGTGGCCGAGCTTGAAGCGCGCATTGCTCGTGGGGACGCGATGCTTGGCTTGACCCGGGCCGGCATCACCGACGACGACGGCGCCGAGGTGGCGCTGATGCTGTGGGGCAAGCTGCCCGAGAAGGACCGGCCCGGCATCGCCGAGTGGGTCGCCGGGCTCCGCGAGAACCCCGACGCCGCGCCCAAGCCGCTGCTGGCGTACCTCGCCAAGCCGGCGGAACCGGCTGCTGCGCCTGAGGCGCGCCGCCCCGCTCCGCCCGACCCGTCAGGCAGCCGCTCGGCCGGAGCGCCGGCGGTCACGTCGGAGGCCGTGCGGGCCGCCTACGCCAAGGCGAAGGCAAGCGGGAGCGCCGAGGATGCGGCGGAGGCTCGCCGGCTGGCTGCCGCATACGCCAAGGGTTGACAGCGCCGGCGCGCGTGTGGTACGCGGGTGCAAAGCCCCAGGGTCGCGCCCTGTCACAACAGCGAGCGGGCGTGAGTCCTACTCCTGAGGTGACACATGGCGAACGAAATCCTGTACGCTGGCATCGCGGACCTTCGCACCGCCGAGGTCCTGAGCCAAGAATACCTGCTGCTCATTGCGGACCGCAATGCGCTGCCCAACCACCCGGCGCTCCGCTACGTCGGCGACATCGCCGGTCGTGGCTCCAGCGTCATCAAGGTGCCGCACGCTGGCCTCGACGGGTACGACCTGCTCGCCCAGACCGCCGACGGCTCGCAGGTCCCGAACACCGCCTTTACCGACGGTTCGTCGACGGTGACCGTGGTCCGCTACTCCAAGGCGTACGAGGCCTCGGACCTCGCCATGCTCACCGACTCGGCCGGCATCATCGTTCCGCAGCGGTTCGCGCTCGACGCGGTCGTTTCCGGCGCCATGAAGCTGACCGACCTCATCGCCAACGTGACGGACGGCTTCACCGCCACCGCCGGCTCGTCGGGCGTTGACCTGAGCGTGAGCAACTTCCTGACGGCCATCGGCCTTCTCGAGGTCGGCGCGGCCGGCGCCATCCCCGACGGGGGCGTCATGGCGGTTCTCCACCCGCAGCAGCTCGCGGACCTCCGCCAGAGCTTTGCGGCGTCGTCCGGCGGCGCGGTGCAGTGGTCGATGGATGCTGGCTCCGCGCTGCCCATCCGGGGCGGCGGCTTCCGTGGTCGCATCTTCGGCGTGGACCTGTTCAGCTCCACCTACGTCCCGACGGCCAACGCCGGCGCGGACCGCGCGGGCGGCATGTTCGTGAATGGCGCGGTGCTGTGGGGCGATGGCTCCATTCCGGTCACCGGCTCGTCTGAGCAGCTCATCGTGGGCGGCAAGGTGCTGTTCGAGCGCGACCGCGAGGCGCGCACGGCGACCACCGCGTTCGTGTCGCACCGCTACCTCGGTGTCAGCAAGGGCCTCGACGGCCTCGGCGTTAGCATCATCACCGACGCCTGACGGTTCCGTAGGTGAGCCCGGCGGCGCCTCCGGCGTTCTCCGGGCTCCCATCGTCGGGCTCATCTACCAACCCCAGGAGAACGCACATGCCACGTCCGTCCAAGGACATTGCCGCTCCGGCGGCGCAACCAGAGCCGACCTCGTCGGCCCCATTCACCCCGTCCATCAACGTCGAGCCGCGCCGGCGTGAGGACCCGCCCAAGGTGGAAGCGGTCTCGCCGTTTCTGCTGTTTCACCAGCCAAACGCGTACACCGTCATCGCTGGCAAGGTGGTGCCGCGCCTGTCCAAGTTCAAGCTGACCCCAGGCGTCAACGGGGTGGGCTTTGACGAGCGCACCAAGAGCCTGCAGACGGGCGACGCCATCGACGAGCTCCGCCGCAACGGCGCGACGGTGCTTCCGTGGGACGTGGACGGCCCCGGCACGAGCTACCTGCTAAAGCACATGGTCCACCCGAACCTGCACCACACGCGGTTCGAAAAGTTCCAGGCTGGGAGCTCGGCCATCCGCAGCGATGAGGCTGGGTACGCTGCGTGGCTGTGCGACCTCATGGAGCGCGACGTGCTGCCCAAGCCGCGGCCCGACCACCTGGAAACGCTGTTTGCGGACAAGAATCGCGAGCTTGAAGAGGTCGCCGCCGAGGGCAAGCAAAAACACCGCGCCGAGCAGCTTAAGGCGCAGGTCGACGCCATCACCGCCGCGATGGAGGCCGCGTGAGCGAGCACAAGAACGCCACGGACTCGGCGCGCTCGTTTGAGCGCCGCATCCGGGAGCAGTCGCCGGGCATGGACCGCAGCGACGCCAAGAAGCTGGCCGAGAAAGCCAGCCGTGAGCTTCACGAGCGCCTCGACAAGAAGCGCTGAACCCCGCGAGGTTGCCATGTCCGTTGACCTGAATCTGCTCTACAGCCAGTCCGCCGCCGGAACGGCCGTCGCCAACACCGCCTCCGAGACGGAGGTTGCGTCGTACACCATCCCGGCCAACAGCCTCAAGGCGGGGAACGTGCTCAAGTTCCGCGCGGCGTGCTTCACGACCGCCAGCAACAGCACTGATACCCTGCTCTATAAGGTGTACCTGGGCTCCACCGCCATCGCGACGCTGACGGCGGTCGACCAGGCCAACGGGGACGTCGCCATCTTCGACGGCGAGCTGAACGCCTACGCTCAGGCGAGCTCGACGACCGTGGTCAGCAGCGTCATCAGCAACGACGCCGACGCCACGGGACAGGCGGCCCGCGCCTTCGCGGCGGCGACCTCCAGCGTCGATACGACCGCGGCCATCGTCCTCAGCATTAAGGCGACGTGGTCGAACGCCAGCGCCTCGAACTCCTGCTACTGTGGCCAGTTCAACGTCTGGGGCGCGTGAGCCATGGCGTACACGGACACGCTCTACACCGCCCGGCTGGGCTACGAAACGCTCCAGCGCGGTCGCGACAACACCATCCGGTGTCGCGTCTACCGTGCGGGGGCGCTGGTTGCGCCTGCCAGCGGGACCGTGTCCGTGTACGACCAGGCCAACACCGCTGTCGTCTCGGCGGCGGCGGTAACCATCACCGGCAGCGTCGCCGAGTACACCGTCCCGGCGGCGACACTTGCTGGATACGAGCTGTCCGACGGCTGGCGCGTGGAGTGGGCGCTCACCATCTCCGGCGTCGTGTGCAACTTCCGCACCGCTGCCTCGCTGGTGTACCGCCAACTCTATCCGGTGGTCACCGAGCTCGACCTGTACCGCAAAGAGTCATCGCTCAACCCGGCGGGCTCCGCGCCCATCACGTCGGCGGCGGACTTTGCGGACAAGCTTGACGAAGCCTGGGCGGACATGACCGACATGATGCTGGCGACCGGCCGGCTTCCGTGGCTGTGCTTGGAGCCCTCGTCGCTGCGCCGGCCTCACCAGCTGCTGACGTTGGCGCTCATCTTCGAGGACTTGTCGAGCCGGCTGGACCCTGCCTACGTCGACAAGGCCAGCCGCTACCGCGCCGAGTTCCGCGAAGCCTGGGCGCAGACGGCGTTTTTGGAGACGACCACCGACGGGCAGGCCAACACCCAGCGGCGTCGCGCAGCGCGTGACTCGGTTGTCTGGCTGGGTGGCCGATGACCGTCTCTGTCGCCACCGTTCGCCAGCGCTTGGCGGCCTCGCTGGAGGCTCTGACGGGCTGGTCCGAAAGCCGGTGGACCGGTAGCGCCTGGCCCTCGCAGGAGACCCGAGAAGGGCATCTGCGCTTTGCTGTGGTGCCAGTAGACACTGTCTACCCGTCGCCTATCGAGTCGGCGCGCGGTCGCCGGCCTGACGCGGTCGGCTCGTTCGTGACAACCACGTTTCGCGCGCTGTGGCTCTACCGGTTGCGAGCCGATGCGATGGTGGCGGACCTCGACGCTGCCATGGCTGCCGAGGATTTGGCGGTCGAGGCGCTGCTCGGCGTGAGCCGCACCGGCGGCGTCCGGGTTGCCATCGCGCGCCGCTCTCGATCGACGACGGCCGATGGTACATACCTCCTTGGCGAGATTGAGGTACCCGTAATCCACCAAGTTCCGATTTGAGGTGACCGATGTCGACGTACGCGAGCCGAATCCTGAAAACTGCCTTTGACGGTACCGTGTCGTTCATCGACGCCACGGGGACCCCGCTAACCCTGGCCATCCCGTTTGAGAACGGCGATTTTTCGGCGTCTGGGCTGCACCCAAGCGGTCGCGCTGCTGTGCCCATCAAGTGCCGCGGCAAGGTCATCAGCGTCCGCAACGGCGAAAGCCAGGAGATTACCGGCTCGTTTTCTTGCAGGATGTCGGAGTTCACCGCCGGCAGCAGCAAGGCCAACGCGTTTGACGCAATCTTCAAGAAGTCAGGCACGAGCTGGGCGTCTGCGGTGTCGGTGTTCGCGTCCGGCTCCGAACGCATGATGGTCGACATCAAGATGACCATCGAAGGCACCGACATTGGCGACAGCGGCGACCACACCATCACCTTCAAGAAGTGCGACGTGACCTTCGATTTCTCCGAGTCCAACGACGGCGACACGGTGGCGATCAACTACACCTGTTACGGTGGGACCAGCGGTGACCAGACGGTCACCGGCTTTATCCTCTGAGAGGTGTCGAGTGGGCGAGGAGAACGCATCCATCACCATCGCGGGGCGGCCCTACAAGCTTGAGCTCCCGCCGTCCTTCGTGGCGCGGCGCGAAGTGCTCGAGCTGGCGCAGCGCAGCCCGTACCGAGCCTGTGGCGCCGCCATCGCGCTGTGCGCGCCCAAGGCCGCCCGAAAAGCGGGTGTGCTGCCCAAGGGCATGCCCGAGGACTACGGTCAGGCGATGTACGACGCCATCGCGAGCACCGGCGCCGAGGCGGACATCCCCGTCGCGGGACGCACCGCCATCCAGTTCATCATCGACTCGTTCCCCAGCTCTGCTCGGGTCGAGGAGCAGGCGGGAAACTCCGAAGCCCCGACGGAGCCTGGGACCTGATGGCTATTGAGGTGTCGGCGGCGTTCGGCCGCCCGCCTCGGTGGTTCTACAGTCTCGACGTCGGGGAGCAAGAGCGGCTTTGCGCGTGGTGGACCATCAAGCACGAGACGCCGAATGATAAGCGCAAAGGTCGGTAATGTCGCGGTCAAGGTCGAGGGGCTCGACGCCCTGATGACGCGACTGGCGCACATCTACCGGCCGGTCACCCAAGCGCTGGAGCGGTTCGGTGTGCAGCGGCTGGAGGCTGCCCGCGCCCGCTGGCCCGTTTCCGACGTGACCGGCAAGACGCACAGCCGCGACCGGCTGAAAGCGGTCGTGACGCTGTCCAGGGTCGACGAGGTGCGTGTGACGATCACCTCGGAAGCCGAGTACACGAAGTACATTCAAGCTCGAAAGTTGGGCGGAAAGAACCCGTGGATTGAGCTTGTTCGCAAGCCGTCGCGGCAACGACTGGACGATCTCGCGCAAAGCGTGGGAGACTACCTCGCGAGGGTGTGATGGCTGACGAAACGCTGAACCTCAACATCACCGCGACCCTCAACGACTTCGCACAGCAGATGTCGCAGATCCCTGGGATCACCGACAAGCAAGCGAAGGCGATGGTATCGAACCTCAACGCCAACTTTAAGCGGGCGACGCAGGCCGCGCAGACGGCGTCCCGCAAGGTAGACGGCGAGTTTAGCCGAGCGTTTAGCGACATCAAGCAGGGCGCCGGCGCGCTATTCGGCGGCGTCGTCACCGACCTCGACGACATCGCCGCTGGCATGAGCGGCATTGCGACCACGATTGGCCCGCTGGGTGTCGCCGTCGGCGGCGTGGCGCTGGGTGTTGGCGTTGCGGCCGCTGGCCTTGTAGCCTTGGAATCCGCGGCGCTTGGTGCTGCGGACGCGCTGGCGGCGGCTGGGCAGCCCATCGACCCAGCGATGATGCTTTCCATCGAGCAGGCCAACGCCGCCATGGGCGCGATGGGCATGGCGTTTAACCAAGTGGTCGCGACGCTTGGCGCGGTGTTTGGCCCGCTGGTGTCGGAGACCATTCAAATCATCATGACGCTTGGCTACGCCATGTCGGACGCCGCCGGCATTACCGGCGACATGCGCGTGTCGCTGACCGGCGTTGTGCAGTTTTTGGCGGGCGCGTTTAATGAGGCGTTCCGCCTCGCCATCAAGACGCTAGCGCAGATGGGGTACGGCGTCGCCGAATTGGGCGAACTTGTCGGCATCAGCACCGGGAAATTTCGGTTTTACATCTCAATGATGGAGCTGTGGAGCGAGACTAACGCTGAGGCAAACAAAGAGCTTATTAAGCAGATTGACGTTAACGAATGGGTCGACGACCGCGTCAAAAAGAACACAGCTAGTGCTCTTCAAAACGTTCAAGCCCGCAACCAAGTCACCGCTGCCGTCAGAGCCGAAAGCAAGGCAGTTGAGGAACTTGGCCTTGACTATGAAGCGCTCGACAAGGCCATGGCAAAGTCCATGGACGGCGCGCTTGTGGACCAAGGCAAAGCGTGGGAGGACATGCTTGCCAGCGTCGGCGAGGAGATGACGAGAACGTCACAGAGCATCAGCGAGAAAACCACCGTCGATCTTGACAAGCTGTCCAAAGACGTCATGTTCGTCGCCGGCGTTGCTGGCCAAATAACCGGGTCGGTCGGCGACCTTGTGACGCAGTCGTTTAACCAAGCCGCCAACCGCGCCGAGGACATGGCAAGCATAGCGGAGGTGGCTCGCGACAAAGCAATTTCCGCCTACGACAAGGCGCGCGAAAACTTTGCGGCCAACGCCGACCAAATGACCGAAGCCGAACGCAAGCGGTCGCTGGCACACCTCGGCAACCTTGCCGCCGAGGTCAAGGCGTCCAAGCGCGCAGTCGCGCAGACGAGCGCCGCCCAGAAGGATGCGATGCTTGACGCTTTCCGCGCGCAGCAGGCTTCCGCCGCCGTGCAAGCCACCGTGCAGAGCGCCATTAACTTTGGCTCGCTCATCCCGGCGTTTTCGGCCCTTGGGCCGTGGGCACCGGCGGCGGCTGGCGGCATTGCCGCTACAGTGCTTGGCGCGCAGCTGGCAACCATCTTTTCGCAGTCTCCGCCTGCGTTCTACACCGGCGGCATGGCACCCGGCGAGACGCCGGCGGTGTTGCACGCTGGCGAGTCGGTCCTCAACCGCCGCGCGACCGAAGCCATTGGGCCGGACGTCATCAACGCCATCAACCAAGGGCGGCAGGCGATGACCGGCAGTGGTTCCACGGTGGTCAACCTCGACGCCCGGACGCTGGCTGTCATCGGTCGCGAGGGACGGCGGCGGGATAGTCCGATGCCAACGCGACTCGGCAGCATGTACGGAGTGGGATGATGGCCACTGGAATCAAGGCGAACAACCGGTGGGTCCTCGTGCCCGACCGCCGGTTCAAGCTGTCGTCACTGAGCGCGGACAGCTCCTACACCGAGGCGAGTCCTCGGCCCGGAGTCCCAACGCCGTCGTCGGCGAGCTCAACATACGTGCTTCGGCTGTCCGGCGAGCAGGACACGTCGCTCACGCTGGCGACGTCTCATGCCGGGATGCCTGGCATCTCCGGCGCGGCGCGCGTGACGTGGCGTCGGACTGCGGACGCGTCCACCTCCGCGCGCTCGTGGCAACCGCCGTCGACCGTGACCGGCGCTGTGGTGGTCGACGCCAGCAACACGCTGGAGAGCTGGGACATGGTGGCCGACCCGGTCACCGGGAAAATTATCGTCGCGTGGTACGAATCGACGACGCCCGCGCTCCGGGTCGGCATCTACAACCCAACGACCGCCGCGGTCACCTCGTCGGCGCTCACCATGCCGGCTGGGGTTACGGCGGACTACCCGAGCCTGGTGCGCCTTCCTACCGGCCGGCTGCTGATGTTTGTCGGCGAGCGCGGGGCGCTGGTCTCGGACGACACCGGCGCGACGTGGACCGCCTGGGCGCGCGACATCACCATCGCGACCGACGTCATCCCCCAGCACCGCCGGACCATCTACGACGTCGCCACTGGCGCGCTGGTTAGCGAGGGGTTCGACATTGCCGGCGCCTCGTCGGAACGCGAGCGCTCGGTCAGCTACGACCTCGGGCAGACCTGGGCGCAGGTCGACACGAGCGCCAACAACAAGAGCGCCGTGTGGCTGAGTATCGCCGCGACGGATGCGCACCATCTGTGGCTCACGGGCGGCGTGGCGGGCGTTGGCTACTACCGCTCCGCCAACCCGGCCGCCGAGCCGGTGCTCACGTCCACCATTGACGCCGGCTCGGTGTTCGTCGAGGCGTCCGGTTGGGCGGACCCTGACGGGACGCTGTGGTGCGCGGGGCGTACGTCCGGCGCGACCGGTCAGGTGCGGCTGTACCGCTCGACCGACAGCGGCGCGACGTGGTCGCGGAGCCTCTACGACCTTGCGCGCTCGGGCGCCGGGTACGCTGTCGCCAACCTGCGGTGCTTGGCCGTCGGCGGCGCCTCGTGGGCGCTGGGCGCCTCGACGACCACCGGTCTGACCCTGCTCCGGCTGGGCGGCTGGTCGACGGCTACGACGCCCTTGGACGCCAAGAGCCGGACGCCGGCAATCACCGACCTCGACCTCGGGCGGGTGGGCATCGGCGGCGAAGCGTCGAGCAGCGGGCCGACTGCTGGGCAGTTCGTTGCCATGACGGCGACGCCCGCCGAGCAGGGTTGGACGGCGAGCGGGACGGCGACCGAGTCGCTGACCACGTCCGGGCGCCAAATCGCAACAACCGCCAACGTCCGGACGTTTGCTCGGACGGCGGCGGGGACTGAGACCCGGTGGCTGTTTGCGTTCGAGCTGTCGATCTCCGGTGTCGGAGGCTCGCGGACCAACGACGACGTCGCGGTCATCGCCTACGCCAACGGCTACGGGGTCTCCATCCGTTGCGCAGACGACGGGTTCGCGGTGCGCGACCTGAACGGCGCCGCTAACCGCGCAAACGTGACAGTATCGCTGGCGACGCCGATGCAGTTCATCGTCGAGATCACGCCAGGGGCGGTCTCGGTGCTATACCGCCGGCCCTACGACACCGCATGGACCGAGGCGACCGACGCGGCGGCGGTCACGCAGTCCGGGACGACGACGTCGTTTGCGTGGGGACACCAGTCCTCGACCACGTCCACGTCGAGGTGGTCGTTTGTGTCGTGCGCGGGGTTCTCCAGTAGCGACTACACCAACGTCCTGCAGTGGGGCGCCGCCTCGACGACGGCCCGCGCGCTGACCATCGGCCGGTGCATCGGCTCAGAGCCGACGGCCCTTGGCATCTACACCGCCGGCGGCTCGCTGCTCTACGCGTCCGCGGCGGACGGCCCGGCGGCGCTCGGCGAGTCGTTTGTGGCGGCCCCCATCGCCGACTACTCGGCGCGCAACCTGTTCTGGGACACCTCGCCGTCACCGCGGCAAGTGTGGCGCTCGACGTCGACGGTGGAACACACGTTCCAATGGGATTTTGACGACGCCACCCGCGTCAACGGGCTGGCGCACATTGGCCTCGTGGTGGTTGGGAGCAACCTGACGACCGGCCTTGTGCTCGAGGGCTGGAGCGGCGCGGCGTGGACTACGCTGGCGACGTGGAACCCCGAGCGTGACACCGGCGCAACCTGGGCGCGCTCGGGTGACCGGGTCGTCGTCGTCTCCGGCGCCGGGATGCTTCCGCAGTCCGAGCTCATCGGCGGCACGATGTTGCTGGCGTCCGGCAAATACCGCCGCATCCTTCAACAGAACGCCGGCTACGCGACCTCCGGCGGCGCGCAACCGTCCATCCGCATCGACGGCGTCGATGGCACCGAGGGGACGTCCGGCACCAGCGGCGCGCTGTACGTTCCTTCCGCCGTGGTTGTCCGCGCCAACCTGCCGAACGCATACACCAAGTTTCGCATCCGCATCCCGTCGCAGACGACGGCCGACGGTTACTTTGAGCTTGGGACCGTCGCTATCTGCTCGGCGCACTGCCTTGGGCTGGAGTTCGATTGGGGCTGGCAGTGGAACACCGAGCCCATCGTCGAGCGCCAGACCATGCGGGACGGCAGTCAGCGCAATCGGCAGCTCGGCCCCAACGTGCGCAGCCTGACTATCGCGTGGCCTGAGGGTGTCGACCAGCGCAACTATCGGAAGGACCTGGGCTATTACGTCAATGTGTTTAACGATGGTTCATGGTCGGTGCAGATGGTGTCAGGCTCGACGCTCGCCGAGTACCCGGCGGTTTACGGCGACGTCCCGTGGCTGCTGTCCGGGTTGCTGCGGGACCTTGAGGGCGGCGCGATGCCGTGCGCCATCGTGAACAGCTTGACGGCAGACTCGTGGTATGGGTGGGCGGACACTTGGAGCATGCAGACCACCGTGGACGCCACCACCTGGCTGTGGGGCTACATTCAGGGGCCGGTTACGCTGGAGAACGTGCTGGGCGATGACGCGGACGGCGAGGTCTACCGCGTGCAGCAAGTGACCATTCGGGAGGCGACGTGACCCACTGGTTGCTTGAGGTTGAGCTTGGCGGTCGCGTCTACCGGTTTGCCGATGAGGCGCTGACGGCGCTCGGCGACTACTACGCTCCGGGCCTCGACGACCTCGAGGTCACCATCGCCGGGGACGTCGAGCCCACAATGGCGGTGACCATCTCGCCGGCGGCTGGCGTCGACTGGGCGCAGCTTGCCAGCGTCCAGGGCGACATCGGCGGCGGCACCGGCACCCTGTACCGCTGGGAGGATGGCGCCGCGGTGCGTCGCGCGGTGCTGTCCGGCGTGGTGTTGGAGCCGGAGTTTGGCGCCGTCTCCGAGACGCTGACTTTTACGCTGTCTCGGCCGACTTGGCTGGAGGCGGCGACGGTGCCTGAGGCGGCGCACGTCGTGTCGCCGGACACCTACCCGGTGGGCACGGGCGACGCTGAGAGCGCCTCTGACCTCGGCGCCAGCTACCCGCTCATCATCGGCACCCCCAGCCGCGCCGCGCCCTCAGGGCGGCTTGTAGGAGGCTCCCGCGCCGTCATGGCGTCGGTCGGCACCGATGCGTCAACCGTCCGGGGCTCGGTGGTGGTGGTCGCTGACGGGCACGTGGTGGCGTCCACCGTCACGGTGCTCTGGGAGTCCGACGATGGCGACGTGAGCGACGTGCTGCCGCTGCTGGACAGCTACGACGCCCTCGGCGCGCCCGTCACCACCATCGACTGGACCGACGCGGTCGGCG